CTACCCCCTGTTGGATTTGACTGACACGCTTCGACAGTGTACGAACCTATATAAGTCACAACAAGTCCAAGGGCATTATCACAATCGGGCATACACTCCTCGTGACAACACTCCTCTTCATCGCCCCAGCCGCCCCAATCTCGATCAAGAGCCGCCTCAATCTCGATAATGATACTATCCCTCCAGATAGTTAAATCTTCGGACCAAGAAAAAGCACACATCTCGTCTATGGCGTCTCGAAGATTCTCAACATCTTGCTTTGTCCAAACATGATCTTCTTCGACCTCATCAATCGAACTCAATGCTTCGCAACTTGTATCGTCTGGTGGGTCCGCGCGCTCATCATTAACTTTGCGAATCACAGCATTCCATGCCTGATGGAGGTCTTCAGGCGTATCGCGTTTGTAGATGTTACCGCTTGGATTGGGATTCGCCATCATCTGTCTCGCTTAAACGTAACTCGTCGCCGGTCGCAATCACAAGTCCTCCAGCCAACTCCTGTGGCGAGAAAGTGACCACGATTGAACCATCTTCCTGTCGTTGAATCATCTCGTCCGTAAGTATCATTTCCCGGATTTTCTCCCCGTCTCGCCACTGCTCAACTAAATTATACATAGCATCCCCAGTTTAGAGATGAGGTTCAGTTCCCTTACGACGAGCTACTGCAAGTCCTTGGGCTCGTGCTTTTTCTTTCGCACGCTCGCGACTAGCCTTATTGCCAGACGTGTACGAATACTTTTTACCAGTCGTACCCCACTGATACGCTGGCTTACCATCGACAGTTGTTCGACGAACAGGCATAGTAGTTCCCTTAATTGTATTTAACTCATCAGTCCACCCAAATCGGGCCCACATCACGACCACCATCAATTTTATAGCGCTGCGGGCCAAGTTTCTCGTTCGGATGACGAAGCTTAACATTCAATCGCCATGACACCCCATATCGAGGCGACACCCCATGTAACCACTGCGCAGGCTCTCGATAACCTGCCAAGGCATTATAGGCAAACTGATCAGTCGCCAACCATGAGCCATTGACCATTAGCTCGCCGTCAATATCGGAAAACGTACTCGCTGTATGGTGGTGACCACAACAAAAATAGCGAACTCGTGAAGCACCGGCGGCCGCGCCGAGAGCAACAAGACCTTTCTGTCGCCGCACCATTCCGTACCATGGAATGCCTAGTTGACTCCGTACATCATCGCCATGTGAGATATTGAATCCGACGCCATTGATGTCAATATTGGCACTCCAGGCATCGGGAATCATAAACGTAACATTTTCCAAATCGCGGCAATGCAGCCGAGCCAACTCGGCGCATAAATAATCCCAATTCTCTTGAGGCCCACGGAAGTCTTTCTTTTGAGTCCGGCGCCCATGATTCCCGGCAAGGTATAACACATTCACCTGCGAGAAGTGTGCAGCTAAATCACGATACATTAAAGCATGAAGTTGCCCAATGGCGAAACAGTTGCGAAAAATGTTTCGGTAATAGGATCGCGGCACATGCCCGTGTATCTCACCACTGGTAAAATCACCGTAAGCCAATACCCACAATACAGGGAAATGAAACTTCGGAGCCAGAGTCTTCTGTGTCCAATCCACTACTGTATTAACGTAACGCTCCGCTCGACAACAGGAGACAGGAAAATTGTACTCTTCGAGGCCACCGACTTCCGAAGCCCGAACCACCTGATCGTGATGACCATCACTCAAGTGCATAACCACATGCTCCGTGATTTGCGATTTCTCCGGATACTTAATCGCAGAAGGTAACGATTCAAACGGTTTGACTCGCATGTCCATCTCTTCAACAATGGCTCGTTGGATGCCGCCTTCCCGGGCGCCGGCCTTCGATTTACGACGTTCAAGCAGCAACTCGTCACGTAGACTTACAACTTCCACTTCCAAATCCTGAACTCGTTCATCAGTGGGGTCGTACTCAGTGTTTTTGCGTTGGCCGCCACGCACCCGCGCTGATTGGTGATCCTCCGGCCAAGGAACGTCCTTATGCACACGGTTAGTAGCAATATCTGAAATGATGGACCGACTAACTTTGTAAATTTTAGCGATCTCTGGCTGCGTCTCCCCATTAACCAACCGCTGCTTGATCCCACCGACTTGTTCTTTTGTCAATTTCTTCATTGCTATTCCCCGTTGTTCCCCGTTGTTCCCCTTGAATCAAAATCTGCGAGAGGGCGGCCAACGCCGCCCTCTCACTTTCCCCCCTCAGCACAAGAATTACCGAGTAGCTTCCAGCAGCTTCTCGAAAAGCCACTTTCCAACAGGACTCGGGTACATACCGGGACTACTCTGATAACTTGTCGGAAGAATACCGAGCACTTCAACCGGAAGCTTTTCAAGTTCAGCATACGAAGGCATTGGCACAGAGGGATCAAGTGCCCATGCAATATTTGAGTCAACTGCCCATTTGTGGATTCGACGTACAGGGACAATAAAATTGAATCCCTGAAGACGCTGAACGCCTTGCGTCAACATACCAATGTAAATACCGGTGTCTTTCAAGTAGACGCCGCCACCAGAGGAACCTGGAAAAGCAACCGCCGTAACCTGATCGAAGACCTTTCGATACGCACCCTTACTTTCCAGGAGCCTGCCAGTTTGACTAAGTACGCCTGTCGTGTAACTATTAGCGCCAAACTGCCCCAGCAAACTGCCGCAGTGACTCAGATTTTCGCCGACCGGCGGAATGTAATTGTGATCGGGATGAAATTTCGCAGAGGCGGAAATCGGATACGCATTTTTAAGACGAATCATTAGAACCGCCAAGTCCTCGCCGTAATCCGCATCACTGTACTTAATGACCTTACAATCCAAAGTTTGTTCACCGACTCGCCGTCCATTTTGGTGGCGTTCTTGAACAATCACAGGGTCTCTGAATTCCACCAAATACTTCGTAGCACCGTCTTCAGTAATAACTCTGCGAATGGTTCGATAACAATCAACAACATGGGCGGCCGTCCACACAAATGTCACAGTGTCGCCGTCAATCTGTCGTGTAACAAGTGTGCCGGAACCTTGGGCGCTACCCGCTCGAATAGTGACACTGATGTTTTGCAAGTATTCGGGAACCGATACGGTCGGTTCGGCAATGGCCGTTGAACTGAATACCAATACCATGAACAAAGTCAATAGGCTTCGCATAAGAGACCTCCAGAAAAGTTTAAGAAACATCAACTGACAGTAGCTTGTTTTCGGTACCTTTTGGGTTTTCCCAATTTATTCCATCCATAACCTCGCCCATACTCATAAGCTCCAGACGACGATTAGCACGAAGAACTTCAAGCACTCGTTCATCTGTCGGCAAATGAATAAGATCAACAATCAAGACGCCCAAATTCAGATCGGTGCCAATTCTGTGCAACCGATCCTCCGACTGAACACGGTACTCAGGCTTATACGTATTCGAGAAGTAGACAGCCATGCGGGCTTCCACCAACGTCAAACTCATACCGCCACTCTCTGGATGCGCTACAAAAGCAACACGAGGATTAGAGAAATTAGCCCAGTAATCCAGTGGCTCTATCCCTGTGATTACTTTACCCTCATGCGTAGTTACCTGAAAACCCCGACCGTCACAACGGACAACATGCCAACCTTCTTCGTGGCAAAGCCGCACACAGCGATCAATTGTACCAGTGAATCCTCCAAATATGACTACACGCCCATGTTCAGCATTCTCTTCCAATAGCATCTTGAGAGCTTGATCCTTCGGACATGGAACCTCGCGGGTTGTCCGAATGTACCGTGGCATTTGCTGCGTACCCTTGCAAGTTGGGCATTCAAGCTGCACCTCTTGAAGTCGCTCCACAATCTCAGGATTCACAAGATCAATGGCTTTGTACATTCGATCAGGATTACTCGGGTCCGACCATTCAGTGATTTTGCCTTCGGTGCAATGGGTGCAGTGAATTGTTCCGTCCTGTTTTTCACGATACTGGAAACCATCGCTCAACTCACGTAGTAACGTCACTCCAGTTATCGCATTCGGCGCTGCCGTCATCAACGCTTTAGCCACACGCAACGTACTGGGACTTGGCTTACAATAGATGCGTCGATACCGTTTATCCGGCAAATCAAGGCAGTTTTTCTTGTGTTTAATAACAACAAGGCCCTTCATCCGCTGTGGCAGTAAAGCGACTTCATTGGTACTCGACTTATACTTGTGAAAGTCCTCAAGGGCTTCACATGTAGTTTCATTGTGATCAGGATGATCAGCATAGTGACCACACTCATGGCATTTGAGTTCATCGTCACGCCAGCCTTCAACCTTGTTGACAGCAACTCCAGTATCGAAATGGTGAAGTTTCATAAATGACAAGCGTCGGCGAAATGCTTTATCGCTACCTTCGGCTAGAAAACCAGGCCAAACAATCTCAGCCTGCGCCCACCAATCCACCGGCGTTTTTGGAGACGGGGTGCCTGTCATCAAAATCACAAAGCCATTCGTACCGTGTTCCTTGCGAATCAAATCAGCCAGCTTTGCAGCAGCCTGTGTACGCTGAGCACTCCAATTCTTCAACTTCGATGATTCGTCACCGATGAAACCGATCGGAATTAGGTCTCCCGGAGTGAAATCATCCATGCGGCGCACTAGCCGTTCGTAAGTCATAAACTCAACATTGAACTGATCAAATGGAAAATTCCACTTGCGAAATTCACGTTGAATGTTAGGTAAACTTGTTTTGGGGCCAGCCCACCACCACTCCCCGCCTTGTGAACGTTCAATCACTTCTTGCGCAGAGAGAGTTTTACCAAGCCCCATCTCAGCACCCCAAATCTGATAATGATACGTGAGTCCGGCATCAGTCATATCTCTCTGGTGCGACATCAATGGACGGGTGTAATTGAAATGCTGCAATGACTGATCGAAATGCTCATAGATATTCTCACCCGCCAAAAATCGCATAGCCAACCGATTACGATGGCAGTCTTCAACCGACCACATCCGTCTTGGATTCACATCATCATAACCATGATACTTTGCGCCTCGCATCGCTTTAATGGCGTCTTTGAAACAGAAGTCACTCTTGACGAAATGAATTCGGCCACCTTTTATCTCAAAAATAATCGGGGCCTCACGTTTTCGACCAAGATTATCTGTCTTAAGCCACTTAACAGTATGCAATCCTGATGCCATCATCACCCTCGTTTATCTTCGAGTAAATAGGTCACTTGATCCGTTGCCGGCCGTCGCCGAAAATTTGCCCAAAGATTGATTCCTTCACTTTGAAACCTGGTGTGAATTTCGTTAAACGCATGGCGAACCTCTGTTGGCATCTCCGGTGCAGTGCCCGCAATTACTGCCAACTGCCATTGAGCCAAATTACCGGTCATCACCGCTAACAACACGCCCCGTACAACTGTAACTGCTGTCACAAACGGTATGCCACCGGCGCACTCTGCCATGTCCAGTATATCCAATTCATTCGCCACAACCAGCACGCTATACGTAACATGAGTCAGCAACTCCGGATTCAAATCAATTCCGGCTTCTGAACTACGCATCGCCGACAAATAGCTCAAAAAACAATCGGCAGCCGATAACTGTTTTGAGGAGGCATCGACTGCTGATGCTAGACTACGGCCAAGAACCTTCAATGCAATACTTAAAAACACGGGAGAATCAAAGTCTGGTCGTTGAATGATGAGTATTTCAGGCTTCACAATCCTCTATCTCCTCCGAAAACAAGAAAAAAAGGAACGCTGCCAGGGCTCGAACCTGGGACCCGCACTGCAATCGCATCTCGCAGCCTTCAAGCTGGGGCGGCGGAGCCTTCCCAGCGCTCCATACCTCTCTCTATCCAAGTGATCGTCAAAACCGAACGAAATCCGTCAAAAATTCGTCAAAATCCGAATTATCTCACTCGGGCATCCGGATCAGCAGTCTCCGTCTTGCTATCTTCCACAACCGCAGCGCCTTCGCGTTTCACATCGAGAAACTTCGTGATCTCTTCAACAATCACCGTAGCCGAAGGCAACGTAGAAAACGGCGTCGAGCACTTGACAGCAACAGGAACATGCCACGACCATTGACCCTTTTCAACCAACCGCGACTTCATCGTGACCGGCATCGCATTATGCGGCTGCTGATCGGGTGCCGCATTCGGATTGGCATCAATCATCACTTGAGAGAGCGGCAGATACGGAAAGATGCGCTTGGCTTCCGTTCGCGCGGATTTTGTCCCGCAGAAGAATTCCAAAAACTGCCCGGTACTGCGCTCAAAAACAAGGAAACTGGGGCCATACATACACCCACTTTCTTTCTGTGCCGATTGAATTTGAATACGCTTGAACTCGGGGTCATTGACATTGTAAACGGCGACAATGTTTTCCGTGTCCTTCAGATCAATCGCCTTGGGTCGGCGAGCAAGCGGCAGTATATCGATCTCGTCGCCCAAATCCGTTACCTCATCATCCGTGACCGGAATTCCGTAGTTGCCCGGCTGCACAAGCTTTCTGTTGACAGCCTTGCCTTTGGTGAAAAGTTGAAGTCGGGGGAGAAAATCGGAAGATTTGGCGATTTGATCGAAATCACTATCCGTGCCTACTTGCGTTGAGGGCAATTGGTCAACGAATTCAACCGGGACTAACGCGCTGCTTTCATTTGGCATAAGACACCTCTCTTTACCAGGAACCAGGAACCAGAATCAGGAATCAGGAGTAATTCCCACAAAATTGCCGTCAATAAGTCGCTGTACGACTCGTTTTTTCAATCGTTGAGCTATGCGCGCGCATTGTTGCTCAATACTTTTAGGATCAAGATGTATTGCCCAAGTCAACGCGCAGTACCATCCGTCTAATGCTGTTTGACAATCGGCCGCAATTACAGCAAGCGGCCCAATCCGCCGAATATCAATCTCACGAAGCTGCTCAGAAAGCGTCCGCAAAAACGGCACGGGTTCTAAATCAGGTAAAAGCTTTGTCTTTAATGTCCCTTCATTTCGCTCCACTCGTTGCTGTCGAAGCAGCGCCATTACAAGTGCTTTGAACTCCCGCAACGGCAACACTCTCGCTTCAGTGGCATACGTTTCCCACAAAGAATAGCGAAGTTTTGAAAGGTAATAAGCGGCTTCAAATGACATCTCCCCGCGATCAATAAACTGACGAAAGACTTTACGACGCGACAAACTCGCCATGCCAAGCATTCTACGAATCCAGTATGGATTCTTGTGGAGAAGTTGGCATAATTCTGCCTGTGTCATTCCTTCCTTGCTTCTCAAAAGCCGGCGAAGTTGTCTTGCATATTCCGAAGGCTTTGTTGTCGGTCGCATCGTATTGGCTGACACCTGTAACGCCAAAACACCTTGATCCGTGAGATTATGCTTCACAATGCAAGGAGCTTCAACAACATTCGCCTCTTTAGCAGCAATTACTCGCCACCGGCCGTCCACAACTTCAAATTTCCCGGATTGTCGTTTTGAAGGGCGGACGCAAATTGAATTCAGAAAGCCGCTCAGAGCCAACGAGTCCCGTAACTCGACGTACTCAACCGATCGACGGTCCACTCGTCGAAGCACAAGGGGCGGGTCAATCAGATCAGCAATCAGAATCAATCGAAATTCATCAGTCATAACGCTCTTCCTCTACTACAATATACCCGAATTCGGCGCTTTCGTATCCTAAAAACTTGAAAATTCCAAAAAATTGTTACAATGCGCCGAATCATCCCCAGTCCCCGAGTATGGGGGTAGAAGCTACCCCTCGCTTCAAATTTGCAGGATTTTCGGGATTTTCAGGATTTTAGGATACAAACGCGCCGAATACGGGTATATTGTAAGTGGAGAGACACTAGATTCACATATCGAAATTCACACGCAAAGTTCGCCTATGCCCACAGTGACCGAGGGAATCCGGCGCTTTCTAACGGCCCAACAAGCTAGTCTACCCGGCGCGGACCTGCTCGAACGGTATCTCCGTCAAGGTCCCGAGAACCTAGAAACGCAAATCAACGTCGCTGCCGATGGCGGGGACCCTGTTGACGGCCGGCGCAACACCTGGACAGACGGTCTCTGCAACTGGTTCCATATCCGGATTCCCAAAAACGCTTACGACAAGCCGAAGTGGGACGACTATGAACTGCGTTGGGCCCCAGAAGAACACGCCGAAGCTATCGGGTCCACAGGGTGGGATTGGAAAGCTCTTCGGTCACGATGGGTAGGTTTCGATTTCGACGAGATCACTGATCACGCCAGCGGAGTCGGTGTAAACGCTGAAGAGCTAGAAAAAATCAAGAATGCCGCTCTGGCCCTCCCCTATGTCGAAGTCCGCCGAAGCACAGGCGGAAAGGGTCTTCATTTCTACGTCCTCTTTGATGAAGAAGGCATCCCGACCGCCAACCACACTGAGCACGCCGCCTTGGCTCGCTGCATCCTCGGTATGATGACTGCGGAAGTGGGATTTGATTTCGCAAGCGCAATTGACGCCTGCGGACACAACATGTGGATTTGGCGTAGAACAATCACTCACAAGAACCAAGGATTGAAGCTTCTAAAAGCATCAGTCAAGACACTTGGAGTTAGTAACCTACCAACCAACTGGCGCGATCATATTGCTGTTGTGACACGACAATCCAGCAAAATCAAACTTCAAGGTGTCACTGATAAGAATCGCGATCCTTTTGACGAACTCACGGCGGCTCGTCGCCTCATCCCGCTTGATGATAAACACAAAGCAATCATCGAAACTTTAATGGAGACCGGATTTTCAACAATCTGGGTTCCAGACCATCATCTCCTCCAATCTCACACCAAAGCACTCACGAAACTCATGGAAGATTCGGAGGAGAGATCAAAACTCAATCTTATCGGACACTTCCAAACTAGCAGTTTAGGCAAAGACCCGGGTCAACCGAACTGTTTCCTCTTCCCCTTAGATAATGGCGGGTGGCGAGTCTACCGATTCTCTCCTGGTATAGCTGAAACCGATACTTGGGTACAAGACGGGGCCGGTTGGACTACATGTTATTTCAACCGACTTCCCGATGTTGACACTGCATGTCGCGCCAGTGGTGGTTTACGTACCGAAGGAAAGCAGCAGTACACTTTTCCAAGTGGGCACGCCGCTATC